GTGTTCACCCTCTAAAGAAATTCATCATGGAAAAATTTAAGATTGAAGAGATTGATTACGAGAAGTTTAACAAGGAAAATAAATGGGCCATTCGTCCGGGTCAAAAGAAGGATAAAGAATAAAAGTGTTAAATGAAAAACATGTCTTTCGCCCTTACGCGTATTAATATCGCACGTAACGTTAAAACTCGAGTATTTACCGACCCGGAACAATATGATACAGAAATCAATGCAGCTCGGGGTATGCATTTTAAGAAAACTACCCAAAGGTCTAGATATTCTCCACCTATGGATGAAGCCTCCCATCTTATCGACAGTCTTCGCACCCCTATAGGAACCGAACATGTGACGAGGGATGAAGTCATAGACGCACAGAACTTTTGGGCACAATCTATCGTCGATATCTCAACTTCTTTCCTAACAGGTGGTGATTATGTGAGTCTCGCAGGTGAACGTGCCGGTGAACTGTATGGATATGATCACTCCAATGTACTCTTCAAGCCGACAAAGGCTGCACAAAAACAGTTTCGTCCAACCTCTAACGATGCAATGTCTTATTTCGTAGGCCACGATGCTATAGTGGGTGGTTTCAAAGAGGACCAAGGCTTCGCCATCAACGCCAAAAAGGGGTTCAGTAAAGTTGTATTCGACAATCATCAAATTGACTGTCACAACGAAGTAGCACACGCGATGGGCACATATGAATTTACTTGTGCCACAACTGGTGAGATTTCGGAGGTTGAGTATACTTTTGGTTACAAGCGAAACCCCGATGGTAAGGTTCGTATCTGTCTCCACCACTCATCTATTCCCTATGAATCTAGCAATCCTGTGAAAGAAGTAAAACCGTATGTAGTAAAACAAAAGACTGTGGTCGACCCAGCCCAGTGTGACCCCGAGGCAAATGAACGATACAGCATTAAACGGGTATAAAAGATAAAATGCTATTGACTACATGAATATTCGGGCAGTTGGTTTGGTTCCCTACATAGTTCATTATCTACGTACGGAATCATTGATAGCTTATATAGTTTTTAATAACGGAATACTCTTTCACGTATTAGCACCCACTAACATTTTCATAAAATGGTATGACATAATATGTAATTCTGCACTGATTATGTACGTGAATTTCAATGTTGTAGATTATTACGTATTTCTATGGAGTTGTATCGCATGCACATGTTTCACATGGAATTCAATGTATATCAAACATGAGCAATTGAAAGCGATTATTCATATAGTGGGTGTACAACTACCCTTGTATCGAGCATTACAACTCAGTAATTTTTAATTTAAAATCCTTGTCTAACCCGTCGATACGAATCTTCCCCCCTTTCACAAGACGCTTAATCGTACGACCAATTTCTAAAAATTCGTCATACGCCTTGTCGTGTTCTGGAGGAGCTGGTAAATTTGGTATGAACATGTTAAATGCCATCATTTTCTGAGACATCGAGAGATCTTTATCTTGGAGTACACTTAAAAGGTTTTTGGGAAGCCTGGAAAGATCCTTTTTAGTTAAACTTGAAAGATCCATTACATTTTATGAGTATAATTTCTTTAAATTACGAAACGTAAGTGGGTGGCACAATGCAAATATAATATGTCGATCACACACGAACAAGCTGAGATTGCCGCGACTGAGTGGTGTGGATGTGAAGATTCTCCAGTCAGACGATGGTTGGTTTCTGCGATATTAGACCCCACGCAACATAGAGACATTGGAAAGTTTCTAGCACCCATCGCGGAGATCGTTGTCTGTGATTGGCTTGTTGAAAAAACGGGTACTGAGATGTCTTGTGTGTCTGGAAGGGCATATGATATTCACTCCAGTACAGGCGTACGCACACAAGTCAAGTTTCGAATGGGGGTGTGGCATCTGGAGACGACTCGAAGGAACTCCGCAGCCAACCAGGACACAAACGCGACCGGACATGTTGCCTATCGCGCAGATGAATTTGACGTATTGGCAGTTTTTGTTCCTGGACCCAACTTTGGTTTAACGGGTTCCAAGAAGCGTCTTATTCCGGTTGATGCATTGAGACACCCCGAAAGACCTGCACAGCTGGTCACGCGTGTGAATGCAGCTGTGCGTAGAAGATACGACAATGACGAGACGACCCTAGAGGTACTCAGGGACATGTTTCTTCAAACACCTCCTTCCCCTCGTGATTTATATCGAACAGAAGAAACTCTCGGTTCAGAGCTTTGCATGCTCGACCCAACGTCCCAGAACCAGCAAATGGATCTAGACACAAATCCCCCTCTTGACTGTACAGAGATACTATTCGCTCAAGAAGTTTGATGGGTTTCTGTGTGGCGTATTTTGTTTTTTCACCATTCTGAATCGATGATATATCATCCCATGTATCCCGAATGGGAACACCGTCCATTTCATCTGCAAATCGCTTAATTCGTGGGATTCCATTACTATTATATTCGAGACGATGTTCCTTGTGTAAAGTTTCCATCTTTTCTCTCGAAACGTACCACTGTTTGTGATGCCCGTGCCATTCATATCTTAAATTTGGTCTTGGATTGACTTCAGGTTGAGAATTGTGCGCGGCCGACGTTGAATAGTATTTTTTGTTATGTGGACATAATTTAAGTTTTTTCATATATTCATCGTCATACGATTTATAGAGTGGGAAAAATTTTGATTTCGAAGTTTTTCCGTATACGATGATAGTGTCATGATTCCTACCGAGTTGATGTTTATTCTTCGCATTACCACCAGATGTCCACACAATCTCGTTCTTAAATTTTTTTTCTCCAAAATATTGATCACAGATGTTACGAATATGGTGTGATATTCGTGGTTCTACATGAATGATTATATTAGCATCATTTTTCATTACACGGTGACACTCCTTAATTCTTTCCTCCATGAAAAGGGTAAAATTGGCAAACTTATCCTGAAAGTAAAAAAAATTACGCCCAGTGTTATACGGGGGGTCCATATATATCATATCTATCGACTCGGGGTCCAACTCTTTCATTAATTCTATATTATCACCAACTCGATACGTCATACATTCTATTAGGTCAATTTCTTTAAATCTATCCCATAACCCAGTTCTTCTAGAATTGAATCATTCTTGTAATCAACTTGGTAATATATCTTTTTGACCCCACTACTCGCAAGGGCTTTGAAACAGTTTAGGCATGGATAGTGTGTGATGTAGGCCACGGTGTCATCGATGGAGACACCTCTCTTCGCTGCATCGGTGATGGCATTGATTTCTGCATGAATCGTGGCTTGCTCATGACCCCAACGTACGATAGACCTATGATTTGTACCCGCGAGGAATCCGTTGTACCCCATACTTATGAGTCTATTGTTCTTCACTAGAACACACCCCACTTTTAGTCTATCACATGGGGAGCGAATAGATGCCAAAGTCGCAGCTTTTAGAAAGTAGTCGTCCCAAGAGATTCGTTCCTCGGGTGGTTGGGAACGTTGGCGCATCGTTTCCTTGGTCATAGACATGAAACGGGGTGATGAACGTAGGGCACGGGGGCTGTCCATTTTATATTTAAAAATGTAAATCTTTAACAACATCTTCTCCTCCATTTAGCCTCTAATTCTGGAAACAAGTCCTCTAGGGTTTTGAAATATGTATCAATATATCGCTTTTCTTCCTCTTCTTCCTCCGTCAATTTAAGGCGTTCCGGGAACATACCCAATTTTATCGTCTTAAAATGATCAAGTCTTTTATTGAAATTCTCAAAAACACGAAACGATAGTAAGGTTTCGTCTTTTATGTTTAAAACACGTATTTCTTCATGTATTCGGTCCAGGTGAACCATCTTGTATTTAGCGCAGATCTTTTGTAGCATGATCATAGATAAAGATAGAGCTGTACTACTTAGTAAAATGACTCAATCCATAGTTGTGAATCGCAATCTTGAAACACTTCTCAAAACTGAAAAGTTCTATGATCGTCTTGGAGATATTGATTTTGATGGACATAGTTGGGTGATTGCTAGAATGGACGGATACGACCCAAGTATGTCAATCATAAAACGTGTACCAAATGATGGCGAAATACACATACGTAATAATATGTTACCAGAAAAAACATCATTCGAATCTCTTATCAAACATATGTTACCTAAACTGGATGTGTTTCGTTCCCACTTCGGAGATGCAGAAGTCGACATGTCTACTGCCACATTCCACTGGAATCCACCAAGATTTGCAAATGGGCATTGTCTCAGTGGGGCACATTTTGCCGAAGGGTTCTAATAAAATATCTAACGCAGATCTTTATCAGCCGTGTAGTACGTCTTACCCTTAGTGGCGAAACTATGCACCCTCGCGTACCCCCACGCCTGTGGAGAAGCTCCCGGACGATGCCCGGTTCTCCATGCAGCGAGCCCCCTATTGTAGATGGTCTTCACAGTCTTTAGAGGAATGCCAGTAGCCTTCGCAATATCTGGCAACGACTTGACATCTGATCCGTACCTTTTCCTGAACTTTTGGGTGTAGGAGGAAGTCTTCGTCTTTCGTCCTTCGTCTGTTCGGAACTTGGTGTAGTCCTTCTTGAGCATCTTCTTGTAACGAGTTTCAACCTCCTTGAGAGTCTCCAGCCCCCTGAAGTATTTGAGGGGTGCATAGATTTGACCTTCTGTTCTACGCAGTTGCCCAACTTTTCGAGCAATTTGAGCATCGGTGAGAGGCATCTTACCTTTTACTTAGAAAATCTTACTACCGCATATGATAGTAATAAAACATACGAAACGAAAATAATATCATTCAATGACCAGGTATAACCCGTGTCGAAATCACCAATAATATATTTTGTCATTAAAAGAGCTATAAGTGGTATGACATATTCCTTTCTAAAATTTGAAAGGTTCTGGATATTTGTTAGGATATAAGATAATGACACAGTAAGAGCTGTAGAATTGACAAATCTGTTCATCTTACTTATTCTTAAGATATTTTATAGCCGCAGCGATATTTGGGTAAATACATTTCCCAAACCTGACACGTCCTGTCCTAGGATTGTAATATCCCACGTGCCCATTATATACAGCTCTGTGAAGTTCACCCATATAAAAAATACAATATTATATTAATCAGCGAGATGGGTTTGTCAATTATTATGGGAAATATGTTTTCTGGTAAAACTTCGGAACTTATCAGAAGACTTAAGCGTTTGAAAGTCATCGGTAAAAAAGTTCTTGTCGTCAATTCTGCTAAAGACACACGGTCCCCTGACGAAGTTTTAAAAACCCATGATAATGTAAGGTTTAATTGTCATAAAGTGTATGACCTATTTGACCTAATTTACGCTGACGATTTTGATGATGTGGATATTATAGCTATTGATGAAGCTCAATTTTTCCCACGTCTCAAGAAGTTTGTAGAGTATTGTATTTACCACGGGAAAGAAGTAATACTCGCAGGTCTTGATGCTGATTCTTTCCAACGAAAGTTTGGTGAACTTATTGACTGTATTCCAATGGCTTGTGAGGTGATTAAACTTTCGGCTCTCTGTATGTATTGTAAAGATGGAACTCCGGGTCCTTTTACAAAGAGGATTGTTGATAATAAAGAACTTGAACTCATAGGTGGGAGTGATATGTATAGGGCAGCGTGTCGTAAACATCTTTAGAAACGTTTGATGTCCAGTATAAGAACAACTCTCTTTTGTGTACCCTTCTTAGCGACACTATGTATTTTTGCGTGATCAAAAAGAAAGTCCTCACCCTCTGTGTGTTCATGTGCTTCCCTCCCTGTGTAGAGTGTGCAATCACCACCACCCTCTACAGTGAGATGGTAACGAAGCCAAAGATTTGTTTCGGCACGGTGTGGTGCTATAGACATGGGTGCATCCATAACAGCAAATACACCTGTATCGTGACACACACATGGTATTTGTTTTATAAGACTGTTTAACACAGGGAAGTCTTCCACTTTGTAATAGTAATAATTTTGATTCACTTCAAACCAAGGATCGAGTTCGTGAAATAAATGTGTTTCGGCAGTCTTTGAAACTTCTTTAAACTCTTCCCTAATCTTATCAAAGTGAGCTTTAACTAACCAGAGTCCAGGGTGATTATTGACCGAACATTTAGAACCCCAGTTGATAATATCTACCATAGTGTTTCTCATACCTACCAGGGGTCGCATAGGTTTCCTAAAGTACAATCTATCTATGGGTGATTTTAGGTAGTCATGAAGTATCAGGAAAAATGGTACAAGTATCACTGTCAGCATTATTTTCTTTGTATAAAATAAAAATGCCCGGATACGGCGGAAAGCGTATGGAAATGTACACCCCCGAACCTACTGAGGAAGTCAATACTGTGGAGAAGCGTTTCGTGATGCCCAAGCTCACCATCGTTCAGATGGTACTTGTCGCTGCCATCGCGGTCTATGCCTTCACCGCGCGTAAGAGGAATGGAGTCGTTGTCGCCAGCCTTGGGCTTACCGTTGGTCTCCTCCACTTCTATGATCACTTTTACCGTGTCAAGCGTGGTTCCGAACAACTTTTCTTCCTCCCCAAGAAGGAGAAGTACGGTTGCCAGATGTGCAAGTAAATTTTGTTAGTAAATAATAAGTATGCGTGTCAAAATTACTCGCAGCCCTAATCCCAAAAAAAAGTTTAGGGTGACACTAGAAAATGGTAGGACTGTTGACTTTGGTGCACGTGGATACTCAGACTACACCAAACACAAGACTCCTTCGCGTATGCGTTCCTATGTCCTCCGACATGGAGGGCGAGTATCGAGACAGATCACAGCTGAGCGAGATCCCAAGAAGATCCAAGATAAGATGTTGAGCGTCAACGAAAGTGATAAAGAAAATTGGAAGTTGAGTGGTATCGACGGGGCTGGTTTCTGGTCCCGTTGGTACCTCTGGAGTTTTCCTACGTTCCAAGGTGTTGAGAAGTTCATGTCTAAGAGATTTGGAATTACTTTTATTTGATTTCTTCAAAGCATAACCTTACCCCACCATCTAGATTCATTGGAGTAAATTTATCATCTATTCCTATAGCTTTTTCCCATACATCATCTTTACGTTTTGTACCATCGAGGGTGAAGATTTTATCTGGATAATCTC